AATCGTAGAGGCATGGCTCTCTGAGAAGCTTAATTATGATACTATTGCTCAGTTTAAGCGTAGTTCAGTCCGAGTCAGCTGGAGCAATTATCAGAACCAATCTGAGAAACTTCAGATATCTCTGAGCTCATCTCCTGAGAGGCTACGAATAGGACTATATGCTCGAGCTGGAGTAATAAGTGATTTCAAGAAAGCTACCTCTCCCGTTATTGGAGGAGGTATTCTCATCTTGCATAAAAGAATTATGTTTGGAGTAGATTACGGGTATAGTATTAATCATCAGATAAGTGGAATATTAGGCTACCAACTATGACATATCACGAGAATCAAGGAATACGAGAAGCAATAGATAGATACCTTAAGAGAAACGCAAGCCGTCAGGCTAATCTTGGAGTAGAATCTACTACCGAAGAGAGAGCTCAGGCTGCGAAGGCATGGGATAATGACCTCATCGAGATTGCCAAGCTGGATACTGAGTTTGCATATCAGGTTCATGCAGAGAATGACTGAGCAAAGACCGAGATTAAGCGGTAACCGATTAGCTGCTTTCAATAATCTAACTGCTCAGGAGAGGCGCATCTTAGTTATCGGAGACCTCCACGAACCATTCTCTCTTGAGGGTTACTATCAGCATTGCGTTGATACGTATCAGAGATGGAATTGTAATCAGGTAGTATTCATTGGAGACATAATCGATAACCACTACTCGAGCTATCACGAAACTGACCCTGATGGTATCTCAGCTGGGGACGAATTGGAGCTTGCTATCAATAAGCTGGAGAAATGGATTGAAGCCTTTCCTGTAGCTGATGTGATTATCGGTAATCATGATAGGATAGTAGCTCGCAAAGCTTTCTCAGGAGGAATACCTAAGGCATGGATAAAGAGCTACAACGAAGTCCTGAGAGCTCCAAGCTGGAGGTTCACAGATAGGGTAGTATATGATAATGTTCAATTCATTCATGGAGAGGGTGGAACGGCTCGGACTAAATGTAGAGCTGATATGCAGAGTACCATTCAGGGGCATCTCCATACCCAATGCTATACAGAGTATTATGTAGGTCAAAACTTCAAGGTATTCGGGACTCAAGTAGGCTGCGGTATTGATAATGATAAGTACGCATTTGCTTATGCTAAGAGAGGCAAGAAACCAGCGATAGGCTGTGCGGTTTGCATCGGAGGGCATACGGTTATCAATCAGATGATGAAGCTCTAAGGCTCTATTTTCTTCTCTAAGTTTTGGTATAATAACAAAACTATTATATATATTTGGGGATGAAGAAAGCCCAATGGTGGGTGCTCAAATAAGTTAATCAATTAAAAATCAACGAGTTATGGAAAATCTAAGGAATCAAATCGAATCAGCTAAGACTACTCAAGAACTTGAATTAATCGTTAAGTCAATGTCGAAACAAGAAAATGGAGAACCAACGAGTACTCAAGGAATTTTAGAAGACTGTTTTTGGTATCACGATTTAGAAAGCGTTGAGCAACAAAAAGATTGGATGCTAAAAAGAATCTAAACCAAAGGGGCAACCATAAGAACGCCCCATTTTAAAAATCAATAATCATGGAAAAGCAGAATAGTATGGAATGGATGGTAATAGTTAATAAGGATGAGAGAGCTCGGTATTATAAGGTAGCTCCGAATAAGCATAATATGATGGTGGGTCAGAAGACTTGGTATCAGTCTGAGGAGTGGTTTATTATCTCCTCAGGTATTGAGAGCAAATCATCAGCTTGTCAGATAATGAAAGGGCATGTTAAGCATGTGAAAGCCTTGCGTAAGAAAGGGTTAAGAGTTAATTATGGAAATCAATAATCAAATAATCATGAAGAAGCAAGACAGAGTAAAAGCAGTCAGATTTGCAGGCTGGGGGCATTATAAAGTGACCATTGAAAAGTATGGCAAATTATACTCAGCAATTTCAACCAATTCCGAAGCGGTAGATAGGTATAGAGATGGTCGTGTAAATGCCGCAATCGAATTGTATGACGAAGTAATCAGAAAAACAATCAAATAATCATGGAGAAATTTATTAAGGTCAAGAATATGGTTAGCAGAGCCTCTAATAAGGAGGTAGCTAATCAATTCATCATCAATCACGATGGCGTAGAATGGTTTCAGAGCTACGGCTCAATCATCGGTAAATGGGAGGGTCAGGATATCTATCTTGACGAGTATTATTGGGACTACTCCCGAACCACCTCTAAGTGGCGCAACCAATGGTTAGGGCTTGATTCGGGAGAGGTTCGAAAGGAGATAGCAGAAGGTAGAATTAAACTCGTAAATCTGAATCCATGATAATCAAGCCAAATACTCAAGAGGTAGTGTATATCACTATCCATGATACGACATTCTACATAGACTATTCGCTGGATGAGCCGATAGTAGAGATGTGGAAGGAAACGGAGACAGAGGTTATTCTCTTGACTCCTCAGAATGATAATCCGAAAGAGAAGAAATAATGGAAGAGCCAATTAAAAGAAGAGCCTCAGAGCTCGAAGTAATGGTCTGTGAATATCTCAACCAGCTCAGAATAGAGGATAGCATCAATATGTTCGGAGCAGTCCCTTACATCGCAACGATGTTTGAAATTGACCGACCTCAAGCTAAGATGATGCTTGAGATTTGGATGAATAATTTTAACGAAAAAGGAGACTACCAATGGATAAGATGAGCCGATATATTGAGCCTCAGAAGCTGATAGAGTTTATCAGTCAGCACTTTGAATTTATGAGTATTGAGAATCAGAGATACGGGTTAATGATTTCGGGGTTAATACATTCAGATATTAAGGATGCCGTTATCGTTCTCAAGCCTGAGAGAATGGAGATACTATTGATGGAGCTGGGTATTAATGAGCTATGCGATTGGGTTCAGATTGGGTCTAATATCGCACTACAACGGGGTACTTAATTGTTATCTTAGCGAAATGAAAGAACAAGCAATATTAAAACGAACACTACGGCTACTTCCTCTCGGAGGAATCAAAGCAGTATCGGAGAGGTCAGGCTTTCCGAGAAGCACGGTAGTGGATTGCCTGAGTACCTATCGTCCGAGTAGACGAATTGATGCCAATCGCATCTACGCTATTACTGCCGAGTTCCTACGTGAACGAGGAATCAATTTCACACCACTTAATCAATTAATCAAGTAAGTAATTATCATGGAAAAGAAGAAAACTATATGGCAAGCTCTCAGCGACTTTCAAGCGGAATGTCCAGCCATCAATAAAGGAGCGAAAGGCTACGGCTACAAATATGCTGCGCTACCAGCTATTCATCAAGTAATAGACCCTCTATTGCGGAAGCATGGATTGGTATTATCTCAGCCTCTGCTGGATAGGTCTATTACTACTAAGCTGGTTCATATCTCATCAGGAGAGTATGAAATCAGCTCTATTGACATTCCTGATGGAGTTCTACTCAAGGGAATGAATCAATTTCAATCTGATGGTTCAGCCATTACCTACTACCGCAGATACGCTCTCAGCTCCATGCTGGGCATCGTGGTAGATGAGGATACTGATGCAGCTGGAACTCAGGTAGCAGCTCCAGCTCCAGCCAAGAAAGCGGTAATAAAGGGAAGCAAGATGTTCCAGCATTGCGTTGACCGATATGGAGAGGGCATGAGTAGAGATGAGATGACTGAGCACGTTAGCATCTCGGATTCAGTATGGAAGCAAATAGTTGTAGAATCAAATAAAACAGAAGCATGAAAATCAGATGTAGTTCACTCGGTCAGGTAATGACCAACTCACGCAAGAAAGGAGAGCTTTCTAAGACTGCTCAGAGCTGCGTTAAACAGATAGTTAAGGAGGAGATTCTCGGAGTTCGTAGAACCTTTAGCAATAAGTATCTTGATAAGGGACTTATCATGGAGGATGAGGCTATTGAATTGGTCGCTGGGAGATATGAGCTCGACCCGTTCATAGTTAAGAACGAGGAGCATTTCTCTAACGATTATCTAACGGGAACTCCTGACCTGATATACGAGGACTCAGTCAGGGATATCAAGTGTTCATGGAGTATTGATACTTACCCTCTATTCGATGAGGAGATACCCAATAAGGATTATTATTGGCAGCTCATGGGATATATGGCTCTAACGGGCAAGAGGAAAGCCTATCTCGACTATTGTCTTGTAGATACTCCTGAGCATCTCATAAGAAGAGAGCTCGATTCTATGGCTTATAGGATGGGAGCTGAGGAGGTTCTCGATGCGGCTGAGGATGAGGTTCGAAGAAACATGACTTTCGGACATATACCTATCGAGCTCAGGGTAAAGACCTTTGAGGTAGAATGGGACGAGGAAGCATGGGAAGCTATCAAGAGCCGAGTAGAAGAATGCGGAAATTTCAATTTAACATTAACTCAATTATCACCAATCAATAAATAACATGAAAGTAAGAGGAAAAGTAGTATCGTATCACGATGTATCAGGAGTATCGAAAGCTGGAAAGCAATACTCTAAAGCAGAGCTTGTCATTCAGAATAATGATGGCTACAAGGATGCTGAGGCATTCTATCACTTTACCCTATTCGCGAAGACTATGGAGAGGTACTCCAATAGCGTAGGAGATGAGGTCGATGTAGAGTTCAATATCGAATGCAAGGAGTATAAGCAGAGATGGTTCACTAATCTGATAGCTTGGAAGATTCAAGCCGCAGCTCAGACTGATGCCGTTAATCCTTACCCAGCTCTCAAGGGAGATATGGCTCAGCAATTCAACGAGCAACAAGATGAAAACTTGCCATTCTGATGTTAGTAGGATTCGAGAAGATAACCGAAGACCTAACTCCATTTGAGGAGCGTGAAGCCTTGCCGATTATATTGGCGGGGCTTCGCACTAAGTTAGGCAAGTCGAAAGCTATCTCAGCAACAGAGATATGCTCTAAGGTAAACGCTACGGGAAGGCTGGGTAAGTATAAGCTCACTCCCGTTAAGCTGCGTAAGATGATTAGCCATATCAGATTGTATGACTTGATATCAGGCGTTCTAAGCTCGTCAAAGGGTTATTACCTTGCTCTTACATTGTCTGAGTATGATGAGTGCTTAGAGAGCCTTAGACAACGGCTCAGGCAGCAGCAGCTGGTAGTTGATTCATTACAAGCTCAGAGAGACTACGAAAGGAGAGAGTTATGAAGAAGCGAAGTAGGAAAGCAATAGTTAAGCAGCTGGATACCGTATTCAGTCAATACATCAGGAGGAGAGACTCTCAGGATGATATGTGCTCATGCTCAACTTGCGGAGTAGTCAAGCCGATTAAGCAGATGCAAGCGGGACACTTTATGAGCAGAGGTAAGTATTCTACTCGATGGGATGAGACCAATGTTCACGCCCAATGTGCTGGATGTAATATGTGGAAGCAAGGTCAGCAGTATAAGATGAGTATCCATATAGACCAAAAGTATGGAGCTGGAACTGCTGAGGAGCTTATGAATAAGAGTAACCGAACGGCTAAGTTTAGCGATTCGGATTTAGTTGAACTAATTAACAAATACAAAAATCATGGTTGATAAGTATAGAGAGATAATTGAGAAGCAGCAGAGCCTGATAGCAGAGCTGGTTCAATGCGTTAATATGCAAGAGGTAGCTGATAAGATAGCTGCTGAGAAAAAGGATATCAAGAAACCCGTAATCAAAGCAATCTACAATCCAGCTGAGATAGAGGTTCTAATCGAGTATTGGTGTCAGTATTACGTGCTCGATAGAGAGAAGCTGGAGAGCCCATCTCGAGAGGCAAGGTATAAGACGGCAAGGTACTTCGTATTTTGGGCTCTGCGGAAGCAGATAGTTCGAAATACAATGACCCTTGCGGAGATAGGTCAGCTATTCGGGAGAGACCATGCTACGGTACTTCATGGAGTACGGGCAATGGATGGATGGTTGAGTTATGATAAAGTACTCAGGTCTGACTTGATAATCATGCTGGATGCGTTCGGATATGAGACCGAGTTCGATGTAGAGAATAAGTCTTTAAGCTGGAGCTTAATTGATATTCAAGAGGTATAAATTGACATTATAACAATCATGGAAAACAAGAAATCGTTTATACTATATGCAGATGTTATTCATACGGCTGAGAAGCTCCCTGATAAGGATGCTGGAGAGCTCTTCAAGCATATACTGAGGTATGTGAATGACCTCGAGCCTGAGACTGATAACCTACTCGTTCAATTAACTTTTGAACCTATCAAGCAGCAGCTCAAGAGAGACCTTGAGAAGTGGAACGGGAGCAGAGAGAGGAGAGCTGAGGCTGGTCGCAAGGGAGGAAACGCAAGAGCAGCCAAGCAAAAGCAAGCAATGCTTGAAGAGCTTAAGCAAACTCAAGCAAATCAAGCTGATAATGGTAATGTTAATGGTAATGTTATTGGTAATGTTATTGGTAATGTTATTGGTAATGAGATAATAGAGAAGCATACGCTTCTTGATGAGAGTTTGAATAATACGTTTGAGGAATTTATTCAACATCGTAAGCAGCTCAAGAAGCCAATGACGATGATAGCCATCACTCGAATGAAAGCAAAGCTTAACAGATATGATAACCAAACGGCTGAGGCTATGCTCTTGCAATCTATGGAACAAGGATGGTCAGGTATTTTTGAATTAAATAAGAACAAGAATGAAAAAGGAAAAACAAGAGCAGATGAAGCTCTCAAGAGCATCGGGAACAATACAGACCTCGATACCCTTGAGGGACTCGGCAGCTTCTGAGATAGCAGACCAGCTTGATAAGATAAGCGCATACATAGATGCTCCCGTTCTGACTCAGGTTCAGAAGGTATCTGTAATTGATTTCCTTATCTCTGAGTTTCCAAGCATAGAAGTATCTGAGCTGGGCAAGGCGGTCAAGCTGATACTTGCCGAGAAGATAACTCCATCTCGAGATATTGCCTACATCACGAAGCAATCAGTAGGTTGGTGGGGAACTATCCTCTCAGCCTATATCCAATACCGCAGAGATGAGCGTAGCCGACCTAAGATGTCAAACCCTGATATCTTGAGGCTTGAGGAGTATAAAGACCGAGAGAAGGACTTATACGAGGGTCTACTTGAATACGTAGAGAAGCATGGAGCTTTGCCTGAGTATGGCTGGGATTATCACGCAGCTCGGAAATATGCGAAGGAGCAAGGTATCTTAAATGTCAGCAAGAAGGACAGGGCTGAGGTACATCAGATAGCGGTAGTGTATCATAATAGCAACAAAGAACTTTATGATAGAAAGAAGAAACTCAGCAAGAGCCATTTCGATTACGCAGTTATGAAGCTCCATTGTAACCGCTTAACCAAAGAAGATGAGCAGTAAGATTGTAAAGCTAAACGGGCATAAATTGAAGGCTGATAAGATAGTTAGAAAGCTGGATAGGATTATACGCTCAATAGAAAGGCTTGAAAACATTAAACTAAAACAAAGAAGATGAAAACACCCGTAATAAAGTTGATTGAATTTTGCATTGAGCAAGAAAAAGAATATGACACTGAGCCAATCAGATTAGCGTTTGAAAACATTAGGCTAAAAGCAGAACGACTACTATATGAGTCTGATGATTATTTCGAGGCACTCCAAGCAACACACCTTAACAGAAAATTTGATTATGAAAAAGACAGAAGCAGCTCTAATACTTAGAGCAATTATGATGACCGAATACCAATACGATGAGCGTGAGCTGGAGATGATGGATGACATCAAGCTCAAACTTATGAACATACATCCTGAACAAATCCAAGCACGAAACGTGGGTGAGGAATTCAAGGAGGTACTAACAAAGACCTTAATAACTTTTGCAATTTTGATGCTGATAAGTAGCTTATTTGTCTACTTCTTTGCATAAATGAAAGACTTGGCAATTCTCGACTTGCTATCTGACGCCAGCCTGACGGCTCTTGCGGGAAGGATAGCAGGTCAGAATGCCGATGATTTAATCCAAGAGATAGCTCTCTTGCTTCTCGAGATGGATACCGAGAAATGGCAAGAGATAAACGAAGGAGGATACCTCCGCTGGTATGTAATCAGAACCATGATAAACATGGCTACCAGCAACCGCAGCACCTTTGCTCGGAAGTATCAGCTCAATCAATCTAAGGTAGAGCTGGAGGATATGCCTGATATCAACGACTACGATTTCGAGAAAGAGGAGAATCTAATCATCCTTGAAGAGCTTCTTGATGACTACCATTGGTATGACCGAGATATGCTCAAGAGCTATTTCAAAGAAGGCAGCTATCGAAAGGTCTCAGCTGCTACGGGAATACCATTCAAGAGCGTAGGCAATACCGTTAAGAAAACTATAACCAAACTAAAAGAAGATTACAATGGACGTGTTATTAAACTCAATCGCAGCAGCAGTATCGGCTCTGATATTCGTGGAGGTTCTGATGCTGGACTTGAAGATTAAGAAGCTACTCGGATTACCTGAGGAGTTCGGACTCAAGCCTCTTGATTGTCCCCTATGTTTATCGTTTTGGACGGGCTTGATTCTCGGAGCTTGTACGGGAGGAGCTCTCATAGCATTTCAAACGGCTTGCTTAGCAGTATTGTTTGAGAGAATCATCTATAAGTCCGAATGGTTATGACCAAGAGAGAGCTACTTAAATTCATCAAGGAGCATAAGACCCAGCTGGAGAGGTTCGCTGGAGCTCAGAGCTCAGGCAGATTAACGAGAGAGGAGCAGAAGCAATACGAGGCTGCATATCATTACGTTAATTCAACTGCTACTCTATGCTTTACTTGCGGTAGGTCGGCTCAGATAATGGGCAAAACTCTCCTGAGATGGGCTGAGGATAATAAGCCAAAGAAGAAGAAATGAAACAGAACGAAAGGCATGAGAACTACGGGCTCTACATCACTCAGAATACCTATACGATGAAGTTCTATTGCTTTGACCGAGAAGCAGCGGTAGCATATTGGAACGGAGAACCATGTAAGAAAGCCTCAGGTAAGACATCACAAGAAGCATTAACAAATTACAAGAATGGAAAGTATACAGATAAGTAAGATTCGTCCGAATGAGGAGAACCCTCGAATCATAAAGGATGAGAAATTTCAGAAGCTGGTCAAGAGCCTCAAGGACTTTCCTGAGATGGCTGATGTCCGACCTATTGTGGTCAATAAGGATATGGTAGTTCTCGGAGGTAATATGCGGCTCAAGGCTATGACTGATGCTGGATGGAAGAAAGCTCCCGTTCAGATAGTTGATTGGTCAGAAGAGAAGCAGAAGGAGTTTATCGTTAAGGATAACGTAGGATTCGGTGAGTGGGATTGGGATGAGCTGGGTAATAGCTGGAATCCTGAGGAGCTGAATGAGTGGGGTCTTGATGTTTGGAATCCTGAGGATATCGACCTCGACCAATTCTTCGAGGAGGATGAGCAAGAAGGCAAGAGCTCTACCAAGATAGTGCTTGAGTATTCGGAGGATGATTACGCTCTCGTTCTTCAAGCGTTCGAGGATAGAGATGGCAGCAAGGAGGATATAGTTTTCAAGCTACTCGGATTGTGAAAGTCTATATGGCATTAGCTAATGCTGGGGGGGGGTATGTTTGGAATACGAAGGAAGGAATTAACGCAATGAAGATATTCTTGGCTGGTCCGCATGGAAACATACAAGATACTTGGAAGGAGCATCAGGATAATCCAACAGAGGCAATGAAGATATTTTTAGCTGGAGCGCAAGGCTGGGGTAAATATGCTCACGATGATTATCAGAAAGACATGAAAATATATATGGCTGGTGGATGGGCTCATAAAGGAGCAGAGATTGAACGAGCTGGATTGAACGCTCAGAAGATATGCGTTCTTGAGAGCTTCTACTATATGCAAGATTGGATGAAGCCATACATACGAGACTATTGGGACTTTCTACTCGACTCAGGAGCGTTCACTTTTATGGGTAATAACGATACTGATGAGATTGATTGGGATGCCTATCTAACGAGGTATATCGATTTCATTAACGAGATGGACATAGATAATTTCTTCGAGCTGGATATTGATTCAGTTGTAGGTCTTAAGAGAGTCGAGGAGCTACGGGCTCGACTCGAGAAAGAAACGGGCAAGAAATCTATACCCGTATGGCATCCATCTCGAGGATTAGATTACTATCATAAGATGGTTAAGGACTATGATTACGTGGCTCTATCACTCAGCGGAAAATATACCTCCAGCTGGATTCGAAACTCAGGAGGGTTAAGCGTTATCAGTAAGCTCTTGGATATAGCTAAGAAAGAAAATTGCAAGGTTCATGGGTTAGGATATACTAAACTCAATCATCTCCCTAAGCTCAAGTTTCATTCTGTGGATTCTACGGCTTGGATATATGGAAACAGAGGAGGATATCTCTATCAATTTAATGGCAAGAGCATTGATAAGATTAACAAGCCCAAAGGAACGAAGCTCAAGTCAAGAGCAGTAGCAATTCATAATTTTAAGGAATGGGTTAAATTTCAAAGATATGCGCTCAATAATCTATAACGAGGACTCAGGGCTTGAGTTCGGTAAATGGAAAGATGATATTAGCCGTTTCATGTATTGGGATTGTATGCCTGATATCCTTGAGAATATAACCATACCTCAGAGGGTTGCTGATTACGGAGGAGCTAACGGTAATCTCAAGAGCTTTATCCCTCATGCCATTTCTATTGATATTGATGGGAGCAAGAACCCTGATATCCATGATGATATACTAACGCATTCAGAGAGGTATGAGCTGGTCGTTATAAGATACGTTCTCCATTATCTAACGGATAAGGAGGTTCTCCAGCTATTCGATAAGATTAACGCTAAGGAGATACTCGTTATTCAATTCGTTAATGAGGACTTAATGAGCAAATATGTCAATAGCATCAGGGAAACAAAGCACTTTAGAACTCAGACCCAGCTGGAGGGCTTACTACCTGATGAATCGGAGCTGATATATAGCTCAGAGTATGATATTGATTCTCAGTTCTACATCAATCGGCTTGGAGCTGGAGAGTATATACCTCACTCAGAAACCTTAAACGCATATCATGTACGTAAGCACTAAGATATTCGATAACTATTCGGTAGCTCTGAGGCAGCATAAAGCTCAGCACTCTCATTGTCAGCTCTTGCATGGTTATGCTCTCAAGTTTAAGGTATGGTTCAGCTCTGAAACACTGGACGATATGAATTGGGTTGTAGACTTTGGAGGCTTCAAGGATGCTCCCATCGGGAACGGGCTCAAGAGCTGGATGGAGGACAATTTTGACCATGTGCTACTTATAGAAAAGGACGACCCGTACCTCGATTTCTTCGAAAGCGCAGCGATGGAGGGTATTTGTAAGCTCAAGGTGATGGATAGGATGGGTTGCGAGAGCTTAGCAAAGATGGTACATGATAAGTTTAATGAGGTACTATCTCAGACCGATGCTGGGAGATGTAGAGTCATTCGGGTAGAGTGCTTTGAAAACGAAAACAATTCAGCTATATATGAAAGTAAGTGAGATATTCTACTCCCTACAAGGAGAGGGAGCAAGGAAAGGCGTAGCAACGATATTCATCAGGCTCTCAGGCTGCTCAGCTAAGCACGCTTGTTATGCCTCAGGAATCAGATGTGATACCGAGTTCGAAAGTGGTAAGGAGATGAGCGTAGAGGAGCTACTCAATTTCTGTAAGCAATATGCAAGCAAGGAGATAACTTGGACGGGAGGTGAGCCTCTTGACCAGCTGACTGATGAGATAGTAGACCAATTTAAGGAGCTCGGATTCTACCAAGCCGTTGAAACCAGCGGTCTGAAACCAGCACCTAAAGGAGTGGACTTTGTATGCGTATCTCCGAAGGTAGCTGAGCACGTAGTAAAGAAGAATTTCCCTGATGGAGTCGATGAGCTGAGATACGTTCGTCATTCGGGTCAGGCTATCCCTGAGCCATCAGTAACGGCATACCATTATTGGTTGAGTCCTCACTCAGATGGATATGAGATAAACAAGAAGAATATGAAGCATTGCATCGAGCTATGCCTTGAGCATCCTAAGTGGAGACTAAGCGTACAAGACCATAAGCTATGGAACGTCCTATAAGAGCAGAAGAAGCATTTCGTACCATCTTGGAAGAGCTGGGAGAAGATACGGCAAGAGAGGGCTTGAGAGAGACTCCTAAGCGGTATATTAAGTTCATGGAGGAGTTCCTATCTCCACCTGAGTTCAATTTCACATCATTCGATGCTGAGGGAACAGATGAGATGATAGTTCAAAGCAATATACCATTCTACTCTCTCTGTGAGCATCATACGGCTCCGTTCTTCGGTACGGCTGCGATAGCTTACATACCTGATAAGAAGATAGTAGGGCTGAGCAAATTAGCTCGAACGCTGGAATACTACTCTCGGAGGTTTCAGAATCAGGAGAGGATAACTACTCAGGTAGCTGAGAGGATACAAGAAGAGCTCAATCCGATAGGGGTAGCCGTATCAATCAGAGCTCAGCATTTATGTATGGCTATGAGAGGCGTTAAGAAGCATGATACTTGGACTACGACCTCGAAGATGCTTGGAGCTTTTAAGGATGAGAAGAGCGCAAGAGATGAGTTCCTTATGTATATCAAAACAGAGAGATAACAATGGCTAAGGAGGATAATCTAATACCATACAAGAAAGGTCAATCAGGCAATCCTAAGGGTAGACCTAAGAAGCTATATACAGACCATATCAGCGACATAAAGAATCAAGGTTATCGAGCCCCAACAAGAACCGAATACTTTGAGATGATAGGTCTATTGCTCACAATGGAGGAAAAGGATTTAAAGGACTTTGCTAAGGATAAGACCCGACCTTATTGGGTAAGGTTGATTATCATTGACATGAATACCAAGAATACCCGACAGAAGATGATGAGTGATTATAGGGATTGGTTATTCGGAAAGGCTAAGCAAGAGGTTGAGCAGACCATAAATGATGGAGCACCTACCGAGTTTAGAATCACGATAAATGACCCAGCAAAAAACGATTGACCTTGAATGTACTCGAGTATTCAGCCAAGTATGGAACGGGCTTAATGATAACGGAATCAGGGGAGTTGTCTGTGAGGGTGGCTCACGCTCATCTAAGACATGGAGTATATGTCAGGCGCTGCTCACGCTCGGACATCGAGATAAGGCGCGTATTGTTATCGCAAGGTTCAGAAGAACGTGGATTAAGCCGACCGTTCTCGATACGTTCATCAAGGTCTGTAAATCGCTTGACTTATGGGATGAGGAAAGCTTCAATAAGACTGAGCTAATATACTATCTCAACGGAGCCACATACGAGTTCTATGGGCTTGATGATAGTCAGAAGCTTCATGGTATTGAATGCGATTACTTTTGGTTGAATGAGGCTATCGAAACGAGTAAGGATGATTTCGACCAGCTGGAGCAAAGATGCTTAGGGAAGTTCTTATTAGATTATAACCCGAGCACAGACGAACATTGGATATATGATTCAGTCCTCAAGAGAGAGGATGTAAGATACGTTCACTCTACCCAGCTGGATAACCCTTACTTACCTCTATCGATAAGAGACAAGATACTCAGCTACGAGCCTATTGAGGAGAACATCAGGCTGGGGACTGCTGATGATTATAAATGGAAAGTATATGGTCTCGGAAAGCGTTCTCGGAGAGAGGGCGCAATTTATACTTGGTGGGAGGAAACGGCTGAGTTTCCTACGGCTGGTAAATGGACTTGCTATGGACTCGATTGGGGTTTTACCCATGACCCTACTGCTCTTGTGGAGGTTATCTATCAGGAGGGTAAGTTATGGGTTAGAGAGCTCATCTATCAAACGGGGCTAACGAACTCTGATATAGCTGGGAGATGTGGGCTCGATAGACATGCTGAAATCATAGCAGACTCAGCTGAACCTAAGTCAATAGAGGAGATGAGGAGGAGAGGCTTCCGAATAAGAGGAGTCAAGAAAGGAACGGATTCCGTAAGGTCAGGAATCGACAAGCTCAAGTCGGTTCAGATAATGGTTCACCAAGACTCCATGAATATCATCAAGGAGCTCAAGGCTTATAGTTGGAAACGAGACCATCGGACTAACGAATCAATTAATGTACCTGAGGATGCTAACAATCATGCGCTGGATGCCCTGAGGTATGTAGCTATGGAGAAGCTTAACTTCGGAGCTGGTAAATATGCTATGAGATGAGGGATGTAAAGACTCTGAAGGGGCGTAAATAGGGCGGTGCCCTAAAATGCCCTTCTTAGACTACAATTATTACGAATCACTACTTACTAATAAGATGCAGATACAACTACCTAAGGATTGGAGCCAAGTAACGCTCAAGCAGTTTCAAGCTATTCAAGCATTGCTTGAAGATGAGGGAACGGTCTATACTAAGAATGCTGAGATAATCTCAGTAGTGAGTGGTATGGATATGGAAGAGGTTGAAAAGCTCTCTCTCAAGAGCTATACGAAGGTCATGGAGGCTCTAAAGTTTATTACAGAGCCAATTGATAATACTCTAACGAGGAGGTTCAAATTGAACGGTAAGAAGTATAGAGTAGTCCATGATGTCTACGAGCTGAGTGGCGGTCAGTATATCACGCTCCAGCATCTGCTGAAGAACCCTGATAAGGTTATAGATAACCTACATCATATTATGGCAGTATTCGTCATCCCTTATGAGAAGAGATGGTACGGCTGGAAGAGAACAGAGTATGATTCTAATAAGCATAACGAGATAGCTGAGGAGATGCTTGAATGTCCTATTGATATCATTCATCCGTTATCAGGTTTTTTTTTAGACAATTGGCAGAGGTACGCAGAACATATGTTGGAATCTTCGGTAAAGGAGACCAAGAAAGCAGAGAGGACTCTAATCCGAGAGCTGAAACATATCAAACCAAATACGGCTGGCTGGCAACCGTCAATTCCCTATCTAATAACGATGCTACGAAATGGAGTTATTTCTTCGACCTTGAGCTCAGAGAGTTCCTCAATCTCATCAGCTTTCAGAAAGCTAAGCAAGCCTACGACCAACAACAACTAAAGAATGGCAGAGGCTAACCCCGTAATAAAGACGCTCAGAGACTATCAGAGAGCTTATCTCTCAGAGATGGGCAAAGGGATTAAGAAGTATGATATCGTTGGCTCAGGGGCTCTCGGAGCAAGTCTGAAGATAGGTAAGCAACCAAGAGTAAAGCTCTTCGGTAAAACCTATGTAATGAAGATAGAGGCAGAACCTTATTGGGAGCAAATCAATTACGGGAGAGGAGAAACCAAGAACGGAGAGGGTGGAGTGCTCAAGACTAAGCTGGAGGAATGGCTCAGGCTTCCCAATGTAAGGCAGAAAGTAACCTCAGGAGGAAAGGGTAAATACGAGGGAGGCTCAGATACTAAGTGGTCTGATGCTAAGTATAAGAGCGTGGCATGGGCTATGGCTCAGAAGATTCACAGAGAGGGATATAAAGCAAGACCATTTGTAACCGAAGCTCGAGATAAGCTGGACAATAAGATGTTCAAGGATATAGCAACGGCTACGGCTGAGATGGTAGAGCTCAAGCTCTCTGAAATCATCACTTTCATCAACGATAGTAAAAAGGATTAGATGGCATTATTTTTAACGCAGAACGGAGAGCCGTCCGAGTATGGCTTAGCATTCAATGATAACGCTTATGTTATCAAAACCACGAACTATACTCCAACGGTAAGGTTCAAGATTATGGTACTCCCTGAGACCTTTCCAACTGACCCAGCAATAGCAACGGTTCGAGTATATCCTACAAGAGCAGAAGATGGTGGAACGGTTTATTTTGATAGAGCGTTCTTTGACCCGTCAAGATTCTTACAGAGTAACATTGAGGGAGAGGTAGACATCAAGGGAGCTGCTCATGCTGGATTCTTCAAGACTAACAAGATACATCAGGAATACTATCTGCTCATTCAAGAGGAGGAGAAGAACTCCAACGACATATACTACGTTACTAACAATTGGCTATTTAGCAAGATGAAGAGCGTTTGGAATGGCGTTCGTAATATGGATACGTGGCTGGATTTCAACTACGATGATTACATCATCAATAACTCCAGCTCCACTACTAAGAAATTCCTGACTGATTCTCCGAGAACCATCAGTATTGACTCAGCTCAGAGCTACCATCTTTACTTCATCGCTAACGAACGATTTGGAGCTTATCAATATAACATTAAGGCATACAACGGATACGATGGCTCAGGGTCTCTTATAGCTGATGCTACGGTATCTAACGGGATAGCAACGGCTAACTCTTGGAAGGAGATATATCAGAGGATAGCAATAGGGACTCAGGACATCATCAATACCGACCCGAGTATTTGGACTGATAGCTTATTCAGCTCGACTCCATCAACGGCTCTCAACGGAGCTCTATCCTATACCATACACTTAGAGGATAATACGAACGCTCAGACCAGCGAAAGGTTCACTTTCAACATCAATCCACCATGCTCTAAGTATGATGGCGTGAGGGTTCATTTCCTTAACCGATTGGGAGGGTATGATGCTTTCAACGCCTATCTGAAATCAATCAATGTAACGGATATCAAGAAGGACTTATACGACCAGCAGCATCATGATTGGAACGGATGGTCTTACGACTATTCTAAGAAGTCAAGAGGCTCAACGGATTACAATGTAGGGCTCAGGAAACGGGTAACAATCAATACCGACTATCTGACCGATGAGGAGAGCGTATGGATGGAGGACTTAGCATCAAGTCCCAGCTTATACATCGAAGAGAATAACGAGCTGATAGCAGTTAATATAGACCCGAAGAGGATAGTTCGTCAGACCTCTCTAAACGAGAAGCTTTGCCAATATACCTTCGAGCTGATATACTCACTTAAAAACAGAAGACAACGTGGTTGAGGTTCGTATAGAGGGTAGGAGATTAGATGTATTCGAGGGATTCAGTTTCTCTCTGAATTACGGAGTTGCTGATATTCGAAACCCTGAGAAGAGGAGCACCGAATATAGCAAGACCATCAAATGTCCAGCGACTCAGAATAACGATGAGCTTCTCGGACATATCTACGATATTAACATCTCAAACACTTATGATGCTAACAACGATAATATTAGCGTTAATTTTAATCCGAATAAGAAAGCTGAGGCAAGAGTCTTAGCTGATGGAGTTGAGGTCATGGCTGGAGTCATGCAGCTCCGTAAAATACTCAAGCAAGAGAACGCTTATACCTACGAGGTAGTATTCGTTGGGAAGCTCTTGAATATCTTCGCAGAGCTGGGAGATAAGGAGCTCAGCGGACTTGATGAGAATGGTTTTCCCTATATAGATTTCTCAGACCTTGACCATGAATACAATTACGGACAAATCACATCCAGCTGGAGCAATACTTCGGGGTATGTATATCCTATGCTTGACTACGGAGTAGTTGAACCGTTTCAATTGGCTGGTATCGATACTTGGAGGGTAGAGCAATTCCGACCAGCGGTATTCTTATACAATATCATTGACCGTATTTTCAGCTTTGCAGATTTCACTTATAGCAGTACCTTTCTTGACTCAGCGTTCTTCAAGAAACTTATAGTACCATGGACTAACGAGGGCTTCGTTATAACGGACTCAGAGATAGCAAGGAGAGCGACCTCTGCGAGCGTTCCGAGTCCTATTGATATGAACATAGAGTTCTACCCGAACTTTCCCGTAGGAGGTAATTTCACCGAATCTTGGAGGATAGATTTCGACCAGCTTGTAGACCCTTATAACAATTGGTCAGACTCAGCTGATGAGTATACTGCTCCACAAGATGGATATTACATATTCATATCTCAGCTAACTATTGAAAGTGAGCGAACATCGAACCCATTATTCCCATTCGCTCTACCATCTATTACTAACTTAATTTGGGTCAATGTCAGATTCAAGAGATGGGACTCAGGCTCAGGTCAGATAACCATCTTGTCGGATTCATATACTTGGATTCAAGGAGATGGAACTTACACTATCGGAGCTACTCATTCGGCTACATTCGGCTACTCCTCACCATCTACATTTTTAAATACGGGAGACAAGATATGGATGGAGGTCTATTCTCAAGCCTCAGGAGTTACTGATGTAGCTCAGTTTCAGTTCAATATAACGGGAGGGACATTTGAGGCTACTACCGATGGAGATGCCAGCCAGCAGATTATTCAAGGTCAGATTATACCGATGAACGCTTTAGTTCCAACCATAAGCATGGAGGATATGCTTCTCTCAGTATTTAAGATGTTCAACTTATATATCGAGGTAGACCCTGAGAATGAACGCAATCTTCTCATCGAGACGAGAGATGATTTCTACGCAGCTGGAGGCTCTAAGGATTGGACATATAAGTTAGCAAGAGATAAGAATATCAGCCTCGAACCGTTAGGCGTATTAACAGATAAGCTCTATACCTATACATATCAGTCAGACGAAGATTACGATAATGCCAAATACGAGAGCAAATACTCAAGGGTTTATGGTGATGCTCGTATCGAGATAGATAATGATTTCATCACATCAGATAGAGAGGTTGAGATTGAGTTCTCTCCTACGGTATTGGTTAATGATAGGGATAGCAATAGGATAGTTGGAAGAATCTATAACGAGGACTTAGAGGATGGTATTCAACAGACAGAACATAACATTCGTCTGCTATATTGGGGAGGATTGATTCCCTCTGCTCCTTACTGGAAGTTCACATATCAACAAGCTCAAGGGCAGAATCAGCAAGCGATAAATATGGTGGTGAATCACTATCAATATCCGTATGCTGGTCATTGGGATAACCCTCTGACTCCTACGCTGGATATCAATTTCGGAGTAACCCGAGAGCTGAGGTATCAGGCTAACGCTAATACGGGAACGCTTCAAATTACTAATGCGAACCTATTCAACCTTTATCATCGTAATTACTTCCTTGAGATAACGGATAAGGATAGCAAGGTCATGACTGCTCACTTCTATCTCGAGCCTCAGGATATCAATACGCTGGACTTCCGAGACCAAATCATTATTGACAATTCGTATTGGAGGCTCAATAAAGTAATGAACTACAATCCATTTAGAGAGGGTCTAACAAAGGTTGAGCTGATTAAGATTAAAGAACCTATAACCTTTAGTAAAAAGGATTATACGCTCGGCAGAACGGCTAAGATAGAGGACTCACTCGGTAAGGTCAGAGCTCCAAACGTGAAGCAGCTTAAACGCTCGAATAATACCTTTCCTGATTTCGCTGGTTCAGTAAGGGGCAAGAATAATAGAGTCGGAGCTGGGTCATCGAAATTCGTAATTAACGGAGATGATAATTTTATCGGGAACGGCTCTACGAATATCAATATCTCAGGAGATAACAATGAGGTCAACGGAGGGCTTCACAATGTCCAGCTAATCAATACAAGCGGAGCAAAAGTATCTCAGAGCAATACGACATTCGTGAATGGAAAGGAGCAAGAGAACCGCGATACCTTAGAGGGAGGAGAGGACACCGTCAGAGCTCTAAACGGAGGTACTAATATCTTCACTATTGATGGAGGTCAAGATATCGTTCAGACACAATTTAGTGATAGTGCTATTTACTTAATAGAAGGCGGACAAAACTAATATGGCAACACAAGACTCACGAATCAAGATTAAACGGTCAACGGTATCGGCAACCGTACCTACAATACCAAGCTCCAACGACCATACCGATGGCACTTGGATAGCTACGGACATCTACAAAGGCGAGTTATTCTTTAACCAAGCTGACGGGATTCTTTGGAGCAGAGATGATAACGGAGTAAGTTGCTTAGGCGGCTCGGTAAAGGTCACACTAACAAAGGAGCAAGTCTTAGCCTTGAACACTACTCCGATAACTTTGGTCGGGGCGGTTAGCGGTTACGCAATAGAGGTTATTTCCGCAAGTGTTAAGATTTCATTCAACACAACGGCATACGCAACTAACACGAATTTGCACTTGCACATTGACGGAGCAGATGACAACATTGGGCAAATAGGCAACAACATCCTACTGGCAACCGTTGACCAGATTAGTTCAGCTTATGCACCATCGAACCCTTCAAGCGGTCAAACTCAAGTCTTAGCTAATGCGGCTCTTCAAGTGAAAGCGGCAAATGGAGACCCAACTACGGGAGACTCGACCCTAACCGTTTACGTTAACTATAGATTGATTCCAGCGTAATGGCAGATAATCAGAAAGTAGTAATTGATGTCGATGTAGAGTCAGGAGATGCTATAAAAAGACTCGAAGCTCTTGAGTCAGCTATGTTCAGAACTCAGGAGGAGGCTTCAGCTATGAAGGAGAAGATGGCTGGAGGATTCGAAGCAGCTGGGAAAGGAGCTAAAGCAGCAAGTGGAGGAGTAAAGAAATTCGGCTCAGTCCTTAAGACTGCCCTATCGATGGGAGGGCTACTAATACTGCTAAAGAAGGCATTCGAGCTACTCAAGAGCGTAGTAGAAAATAATCAAGAAGCGGCTAACGCTTTCGCAATCGCATTTGAGTCATTACAGATAATTCTAACCAAAGTATTAAACGAGGCGGTGATGCCTCTTGCTAAGTTTCTCATAAAGCTATTTACAGAGCCTCAGGAGGCTATTGATGATTTCGTTGAGGCTACCAAGCCCGTACAAGACTTTTTTAACTCTCTTGCCGATTATATCGAGAATACATTTCTTGCTACTTGGAAAGGCTTAACCAATAACGTAGAGGAGCTCAGACTCAAGTGGAATCAATTAACGGGAGATACTGAGGAAGCAGCTGAGATACAAGAGGGAATAGCTAAGCGACAAGAGGAGATTCTTGCTCATCAATCTAAGGCAGCAGAGGAGGCTCAGAGGATAGTTGAGACCGTTGCGAATGGAGTTCAAGCAGTAGTAGAAACGGTTAAGGAAACCGTAACTGATGCGGTAGATGCTGCTACGAAAATAGTAGAGCTGAGGAACGCTGCTGAGTTAGCTGAGGCTCAGCTCCAGCTCCAAATGTTAGCGACCCAAGAAGAGGCTGAGATACAGAGACAGATACGAGATGATATCAGCAAAACCATTCGGGAGAGAATTGAGGCTAATACAAAGCTCGGAGAGATACTCAACGAACAAGCAGAGAATGAACGAGCTATTGCTCAGGTAGCAGTAGATTCAGCTCAGGCTCAGATAGATGCTTACGGGGAGAATACAGAGAGACTCAAGGCTCTTATATTAGCTAAGAAAGAGCTGGTTGATGTAGATGAGAGGATAACGGGTCAGAAGTCCGAGCAGATGACTAATGAGAAAGCTCTCGAAAAAGAACTATTCGACTTCCAGCAAGAGCTGAGGCTTCTCGGTAAGACTGAGCGTGAGGTAGAGATGGAGGAGCTTCTCGTAGAGATGGAGAGACTCGCAGAGATGAAGCGACTCGCTAACGATGAGACCGTTGACTTAGAGGAGGAGAAGAGAGTCAGGTTAGCAGAGCTGAATGAGAAATGGAATAAGGAAGACGAGAAGGAAGAGAAGGCTCACGCTGATAAAATAGCTAAGGAACAAGATAAGATAGACAAGGCGAAGGTAGGAGCTGCTAAGGGAGTGGCTGGAGCTCTTGGAGCTATCAGCTCAGCAATGCAACAAGCTGGGTTAGAGAATCAAGCTTTCGCTAAGGCTCTTGCGGTTGGAGAGATAGCTATCAACGCAGCGATAGCAGTAGCAGCAGCTATCAAGAATGCGACCTCCTCATCGGCTACCGTTTGGGATATGATAGCCAACATAGCAGTAGCAGTAGGAACGGTAGTGGGAGCTATCGCATCAGCCTCAGCATTACTTAATCAAGCTGAGGGACCGCCAGCTCCACCTATGAATGTACAAGCTCCATCATCAGCATCAGCTCCAAGCATGGCAGCTGCATCTACGGCTACGACTGAGTTAGCTGGTTCGGAACAAGCTCAATTAGCACCTATTCAAGCTTATGTAGTAGAGACCGAGATGACGGGTAATCAGAGCAATGTAAATCAGATAGAATCACAAGCAAACTTTGGATGATGAAGAAGATACCCGTAATATACTTGACCATAGACGATAACGAAGAGGCTGGAGTAGATAGCATTGCTTTGGTGGACGAACCAGCCATTGAGCATAATTGGATGGCTTTCTCAAAGCAATCTAAGGCTTATCAGTTCGAGGTAACGAACGAAGAGAAGAGAGTGATATCAGGTGCTCTGATGATAGCTGACTTACCGATATATAGGCGTGATGCTGATGATAATGAATACTACGTGGTATTCAACCCTGAGACCATTCGTAAGATAGTCTACAAATACATGAAGGAGGGTAGGACTAATTCCGTTAACGAGATGCACGAAACTGCCGTTGATGGCGTATTCATGTTTGAGAGCTTCATCATCGATGACCGCAAGAAAACTCCGAGAGGATATGAAGAGCTTACAGAGGGCTCTTGGTTCGGCTCATTCAAGGTTGAGAACGATGATGTATGGGAGCAAGTTAAGAATGGAGATTTCAAGGGTTTCTCAGTTGAGGGCTTATTCGCAGAAGATAAGGAGCTGACGATGGATAAGGAGCTGATAGAGGCTATCGTATCGGAGATTGTGGGGTAAGTGGCACGAAATAGATTCTGCTCTATATATGAGTAAAGACTCTATCGTATGAACATTTCTGAACTTGTATCAGGTAAGTTGCCTGAGATTAAGAAACTTCTCTTCTCTGAGGAGGCTAAAGTAATCGAATCAGCTCCCGTAGAGGTTGAGCTTAATTTCGAAGATGCTAAACTTGTTGACGGAACAATTGTGAAAATCGAACCAGCTATTGAGCTCGGAGCTTCTGTTGAAGTTATCTCAGAAGATGGAGAGACTATTCCAGCTCCCGATGCTGAACATGAGCTTGAGGCTGGAACTATCATCAGAACTGAGGGCGGTATCATCGTTGAGGTTAATGAGGTAGAAGTAGAAGAGGAAGCAGCTGAAGAAGAAGAAGAAGAGGTTGAGGAGGAGATGGCAGCAGAGCCGTTTGATGCAGCTTCATTCAAGGAGGATATTCTTGGAGCAGTATCTGAGCTGATTAAAGCAGAGATTGCTGGAGCAGCTTTCGCATCTAATAAGAAAGTAGACGAGGTAGTAGAAGCGGTAGGAATGGTATCTGATATCATCGAGAAGATGGCAGCTACTCCTAAGGCAAAGGCTACCAAGAAGGTAAACAATCCTTTCAACCCGAGTCAAACAAATATCGACATGGCATCTCGAGTATCAGCTATCATGTCAGCAAGCAATAAATAAAACCTAAAAAAACTATATACAATGGGATTTGATGTAAGTGGATTAGCTCCATATATTGAACAAGAAAACTTTCCGTTAATCACGAAGGCTCTCGCTGGAGGAAGAACGGCTTCCATGTTAACTCCTCAGCTTGGAGTTAAGGGAAAGACTAAGATTAACTTGATGGATACATCGGTGGTGATGCAAGCCGATACGGGATGTACATGGGATCAAAACGGAACTATCACATATTCTCAGAGAGAGATTGATGCCAAACCCGTTAAGATTAACATGGAGTTCTGTCCTAAGGAATTGGAAGGATACTACCTACGAACTCAATTAGCAGCTGGAGCTCATACTGATGCGCTACCTTTCGAGGCTCAGTTCGCTGATTATCTTGTAGAGAAGATTCAAGATGAGCTTGAGAAAGTTATATGGCAAGGTGATGTCACATCTGGAAGTGGAAACCTTGCAATGTTCGATGGTTTACTTGTTGACTCAGCATCTTTTACAGATTGTAATACGGCAGCTTACGGTACTCCTCTTGGTGGCTTAACTATGGCTGATGCAGTAGAAGCAGTTCAGAGAGTTTACGCTCTATCTCCATCAGAGGCAGTATCTCAGGGAGACTTTAAAATCTTCTGTGGTCTTGATATCTTCAGATTATTCGCAGCAGCGATAATGAACGGAGGCGGTAATGTTGCTAATGGTGGTGGAGGTCAGCTTAACAACTATCAGTCTGAGTTCGACCCTTTGAGAATGATTTTTCCTGGCACGAACATCGAGGTTGTTGGAGTGAATGGATTGACGGGCTTGACTAAGGTTGTTGGCATGAACATGAGCAACGCATTTCTCGGATTTGACTTGCAAACTGATAGCAGCTCACTCGAAATGTGGTATAGCCAAGACGACAGAAAATTTAGAGTAGCAGCAGAGTTCACTATGGGAACGCAGATAGCCTATTTAGACCAAGTAGGAGCTGTTCTTATTTAATTAAACTGATTCAAACGGGAGGGCTTTCGAGCTCTCCCTTTACCACCTAAAAAGAATAAGATATGCCATGTGCTTTAACTAAAGGCTTTACTCTCGATTGCAAGGACGCAATAGGTGGCGTGAAGTCAGTTCGTATCGCTACTCTTGCAGACTACTTGCTTCTTGATGCTACGGTGTCAGGAGGAGAGATTACTGCGTGGGGACTTCCAGCGACATCATTCTACAAATATGACCAGCTCAAGGAAACGAGCAGCCTTACAGAAAATATCAATTCTGCGCCATCTGCTGGAACGGTTTATTATACCCCTGAGGTTACCATCGTAATGAGTAAGCTGGATGCAGTTCGTAGAAATGAAATAAAGCTTCTTGCTCAGAATCGTTTGGTCGCAATTGTTGAGACTAATGACGAGACTGCTGGGTATTTCGTTTGCGGAGTAACTACGGGACTTGAGGTCTCAGCTGGAACTTCATCTACGGGTACTGCGTACGCAGATTTGCAAGGATACACCTTAACGCTTTCGGGCATGGAGGCTGCTCCTATGTTACAGATTGAAGCAGCATCAGCTGCCGCACTTATTGCCGCAGTAACTAACACTACTACGCATCCATAATTAGTGTATATTAGCAGTCTGATTTGCCACAATAATCAGGCTGTTTTTTTCCATGATACGAGAGGGCTATTCTAACGGGTAGCCCTTTCTTTTTGGAAATCATGTGTGGCTCTATATCCCACTGATATCAAGGGTTTCGATTATCTCAGATTTTTAATACCAATATATTAGCAAGAGTCGATAGTGGCTTAGAACGCAAATAAAGGGCATTGAGAGCGATGTTGGGTTTTTTTACAAAATCAAGGATTTGCCTCGTTTTTTTCCCTCCTTTTGGCACGAAATCGGGGCTTTGCTACTTACATAAAAAGACCCTCTTATGGCAAGTACCGTAACCGCAGCAACTGCGACAATTCAGATAACAGAAAGTCTAAATCTCGCGGGAGTAGACCGTGGTGGAAATCACTCAAGAACCATCTCCAATATCGCAGAAGCAGACCGTAGAGTTATGACCGTATCATCTTCGGGAGAGACTGATGTAGTAGAATTAAATACTGCTAATGGTCAAGGCAAGTTTGTTCGTTCTGCTATCCGATATATCCGCATCACAAACCTTGATGATACCAATTTCATTAGGGTGAGATTCAAGAAATCAGGAGCAGAAACTGCTGATGTAAAAGTAGATGCTGGAGCTACCTTCATGCTATCTACGGGTTCAATGGATGCCGATACATCAGCTGGAGCTTTCAGCGCATTTGTTGATATTGATGATATCTCAGCTCAGGCTGATACTGCTGATGTAGATATCGAATACGTAGTGTTTGCAGTTTGATTAACATCATTCAAGATACCGCTAATACGGTGGTCGTAACCCTTACAGAGAGAGGTACGGCTACCTATTACTTATTCGAGTTCAAGAGTGATACTACGGAGGAAATCGTTTATACGATAGCTCAGGATAGTAGCCTCTTTCCAGCTCGATTTAATAAGTTCACTTTGACTGAGGTTGGTAGTGGAACTCCTACTCCAGCTAACGCTGAGATAAAGCTCTCAAACGAGGGACAATGGAGATACTATGTCTACGCCAATTCTTCCAGCTCCAATGTAGACCCGTCAGGGCTCTCTATGCTTGAACAAGGGATAGTTAAAGTAGATGGAACAATAACCGCGACTCCTACCTATGTAGGAGGTAATTCAACGTATGTAGTTTATGGAGAATAGTCAATTATCTATACTAAACTTTGCAGCTCAGAAAGTTCCTGATTTCAGAGAGGTCAGGGGCAAGGAATGGATTCTGTTCGGAGCTGAGGGTGAGTGGAAAAATCGCTACCCTGAGTTCTTACTTGACCTCTATCGTAGGAGCGCAAAACATCATGCTATCATTAACTCCAAAAAAGACTATGTAGTCGGTCAAGGATGGGGCATTAACTCTGAGAATCTTGATACGCTAAGGCTCGCAGAGCTGGAGCAATTCATTAAGCATCCTAATCAATACGAGAGCCTTAATGATATCTTAGAGAAGGTAGCAATGGATATGGAGCTATACAACGGCTTCGCACTTGAGATAGTTTACAATCAGCTTAACGATAAGATAGCAGCCATCTATCATGCTGACTTCGCAAGATATCGGAGTAATGAGGATGGCTCTATGTATTACTACTCAGAGGATTGGTCTAAGCATAATCCCGTAGTAGAGGAGATAGAAGCGTTCAATTGGAAAGAACCTGAGGGCAAGCAATTGCTATACGTTAAGGCATATCATCCTGATTGTAAATACTATCCTTTACCGACTTATATGGGCTGCGTAAGCTATATAGAGCTTGACGTAGAGATTGCCAATTTCCACCTCAACTCAATTAAGAACGGGTTCATGGGAGGCACTCTTATAAATTTTTACAACGGAGAGCCAACGGTTGAGGAGCAAGAAATCATCGAGAATCAAATCAAGGATAAATTCACGAATACGGATAATGCTAATTCAATAGTATTAAACTTCTCAGATAGCAAAGAACGAGGAGCTGAGATTCAGCAGCTGAACGGGAATGATTTCGATAAGCGTTTCGAGATTCTAAACCGCACCGTTCAGAAAGAGCTATACGCTGGACATCAAGTAGTAGACCCAGCTCTATTCGGTATCAAGGAGGATGGTCTATTTACATCGAGAGGTCAGCTGATTGATAGCTTCGAGCTCTTTCAGAATACCTATGTGAATGGAAGGCAACAGATAATCGAGAGAGTATTCAACGAACTTGCATCTCTTCAAGGATTCGAGGAGAGGTTATTCATCAAAGATACAGAGCCTATCAGCGTTCAGTTCTCAGAGGCTACCGTAGTATCAGTCATGACCAATGATGAGATACGTGAGAAAGTAGGTCTTGAGGTGGTAGAAAAAGAAGAGGCTGGTGCGAATGATAAAGCAAAAGATGCTCAGTCAGCTCTCAAGGGCTCAGTAGGTGGAGTATCGGGAATTATTACGCTACTTCAAAACGTGAAGCAAGGAATGGTAGCAGCTGGTTCAGCTATCTCTGTATTAATAGAGTTATACGGCTTTACTCCTGAATTGGCAAGAGCTACGGTCTATGGAGATGAAATACCTGAGGATGTATCTGAGGGGCTTAGAGCAATAATATCTCAAGGCTTCTCTTCTGAGGATGATAGAGAGGAGCATCTTGAAGCTCTTATAGCAGCTGGTTCAGATAAGTATGAGGTTTGCTCTGAGGCTCGTTCATTCGATTTCTCAAGCATAACCTCGAAAGAGGAGGCTATCATGCGACAAGCTCAGAGCCTCAAGTATTGGTTCAGCTCCATCGGAGCAGTAGAGAGCGCAATACTTGAGATATTAAGCAAAGACCCACTAACTCCATATCTGAGCATTAGCCGTTCTCTAAACCTATCTGTAGAGAGAGTTACTCAAGCTCTTGAGACTCTTGTTACTGAGGGAGCAATTAAGATAGAGATATCAGAGGTACTCGATTCGACTCAGCGTTCCACTACGGTTACTCCAAAGGGAGAGAAGATAATTGAGGAGGTAGAGCCTATGGAGGAAGTCTACGAAATTCGCTACGTATATGGCTTGAGAGACAACGCTGGAGCTGAGCTCGTTATTCCAGCGACCCGAACATTCTGTAAGAAGCTATGCGAGGTAACCGCTGGAGTAGATGAGAGAACCGAAGAGCAAGAGAAAGGTCAGCTTCTTGGTAATAAGACTTGGGACTTGAAGGATATCATAAACATGGGAGTCAAGGCTGACCGAAATGTATGGCAGAGAGGCGGTGGATATTGGGGCAAGAATTACCATTGTAGACATGAATGGAAGCAAGTAATAGTTAAAGAGAAGAGATAATGGCAAACGTACTTTTCATATCAGAAGCGTTCGTAAAGGATAATACTCTACTACATGAGAATATTGATTTCAAGTTCATTCGTCCCGTTATCATTCTGAGTCAAGATATACATCTTCAGCCTAAGCTGGGAACGACTATGTATAATGAACTCAAGACTCAGATTATTGGTAACACTTTAACGGTTGCAAATACTACTCTTCTGAATGATTATATCCAGCCTATGTTATTGTATTGGGTTCAAGCAGAAGCTCCGTCAGCTATCAGCTACAAGTTTCTGAATAAGGGCGTAATGCAGCAGAGCTCTGAGAATAGTCAGACTGCTTCTCTTGATGAGATTAACTTCATATCTCAGAAGTATAAGGATAAAGCAGAATGGTACACCGAGAGGCTCGTAAGTTTTCTCCTTGAGAACTCTTCTGATTATCCAGCTTATGCTAACCCTGATGATGGGCTTGATGTTATCCAGCCTGATACGAGAGTATTCACTACGGGAATCTACTTAGGGCGCAGACCAAACTATACCAGTTTAAAGGACAAATATGAGTCGAAACGCTAACCTCAAGAATCAGCAGAAGCTAAGAAAGTATGTACACTCTCAATCAAATATTTCAACTAATCGAAAACGAAGCGAATGCTCACCAGCAGATAGCTCAGTACGGTCAGGGAGATGTATGGGAGATACAACCGAAGGAGCTTGATTACGTTGTCCTTTGGGCAATAGAAGATTCTGCTTCTGTAAGCGATAGAACTCTGACTTATGATATCCGTTTGATTTGTATGGATAGGGTTCTTCCAGCTGAGGAGAATGAGGAGGAAGTCCTTAGTGATACGCTTCTTATTCTTCTTGACTTCGTAGCATACTTTCGTCAGCTCCATACAGAGGGAGTAACCATTCAACCATCAGTATCATTCGACCCTTTCACAGAGCGGTTCGATGATAAAGTGAGTGGTCATTCTTGCGTTCTTAGCTTGACTCAATCATACAATTATAACAAGTGTCAAATACCTACTTAACATGACTTACGACCAAAGAATAACGGGCTCAAAGGGCTCAAAACTATTAACGGGAACGGGAGCTCACGCTTCTCTTGGAGCTTTCTGCTTGATAGCTCAAGAGGATACCACATTCACCGCTTTCGAAGTGGGAGGAGTTGGTTCTCTTACCGCTTACGGATTGAACGCATCAGCCGTACTAAAGGCTGGTTCTCTGATAACCGTTCCTGAGCAGAGCTCAATTACATCTATTACTCTTGCATCAGGCTCAGTAGTAATCTATAACGGATAAGCTATGCCGTCATTATTCAGAAGAATAGGCACATCATTCCGTAGGGCTGGAGGAGGCGGAGGTGCGGCAGTACTTCCATTCTCAATTATTATTGACACTACAAAGGCGGCTGGAGACACGTTTACCTTGCCAATAAACAATGATCCAGCGCAAGATGGAATCATTGATTGGGGGGATAGTTCAACTTCGGATTTGTCTTATGCCAACCGAACACACACCTATGCTACTGGTGGAGTGTATACGATTAGTATTTCGGGGGATGTCTTGAAAGGCTTTTACTTCAATAACGGTGGTGACAAGCTAAAAATGATTGAGGTGGTTAGTTGGGGGCACATGCACTTAACATCACCAAGTAGGGCTTTCTTTGGCTGTTCAAATATGTTGTATATATCTGCAACAGACTCTCCAACAATAACGGCTTCTGATGCTTCGTATATGTTTTACAATTGTTCATCATTAAGAACACTTGACACATCTGCTTGGGATATGAGTAGTGTAACTACATATCAATCAACCTTGCGTAATATGCCAGCACTTGTTAGTGGGCTTGAGGGTTTCGTAACATCAACTGCTACTAATCTTCATACTTGTTTTTTTCAAACGAGTTACAAGGGAGATTTGAGTTCGTGGGATGTTAGTGGTGTGACTACTTGGTACGAAACTTTTAGGAATGCGAGTTCTTTCAACGCTGATATGACGGGTTGGGTTGTTAAAGGTGATATGTTTTCAAGTTTTTTATTCAATTCCAATTCCACCATTACGGGTATTGGTTTAGATACTTGGGATGTCTCAAACTTAACTGGTTTTAGGGCTTTTAACTGTTCTAATCTAAACCCCGATATAACGAGTTGGGATACATCAGCATTGTTAATGGTTAGTTGGCAATCTTGTAGCTCTTTTAACAGAAGTATGGCTACTTGGGACATCAACCAAGTGACCAACTTTTATAATTTCCTTTTAGGGGCGGGATTATCAACTGTTAATTATGATGCTTTGTTAATTGCTTGGGATGCTCAAGGTGCGATGTCATTTAGCGGAACGGTTAATTTTGGAAGCAGTAAATATACTGCTGGAGGGGCTGCTGAAGCCGCGCATATTAGTTTAGAAGCAAAATGGGGAACTATTATCGATGGGGGCTCAGTTTAAATTTTAAGAGATGTACGAAATAAGATACCCAAATGAACGAACCTACTTTATCTCATTCGATGATGAACGAACGGTATGTGAAGGTTACGGAATTGTAGAGACTAACCAAGTAATGAAATCCAAGTGGATATTTGACGCATTCATTGACGAGGCTGAATGGTTAGCTGAGTTAGCAAAGTGGGGCATTGTACCCGACATAGATGAACAAGGAAACTTAGTTTTATAATGGAAATCCTACTCGAAGCTCTTACCTCATTCGGACTCTCAGGAGTCATCTTAGGCATCTTATTGTACTATCTAAACAAGCTGACAGATATCCATAGGGATGAGCGCAAAGAATGGAATGAGGCTAATAACGACCATGTAGATAAATTCGCTGATGTCATCTCCAATAATACGAGAGCTCTTACTGAGATGAAAGGAGAGCTCAAGGAGAACAGATGTAAAATGAAATAAATGGCAAAGAAGAAAAGCAAAGCGGTTGGAGCTGCTATCAAACTTATTAAGAAATGGGAGGGTTTTATGTCTGAGGCTTATCTATGTCCAGCTGGAGTCCCTACTATTGGCTACGGCTCTACATTCTACGAGGATGGAGAGGAGGTCAAGATGACTGATGAGAAAGTCGATAAGAAGAGAGCTGAGGAGATTCTCGTCAATCATGTTAATGATGTTGAGGCTCAGATTAAGAGGGTTATTAAGCATGAGCTTAACCCTAACCAGCTGGGAGCTCTAATATCGTTTACTTATAATCTCGGTATCGGGAATCTCAAGAGGAGTACCATGCTCATCTTAATCAATAACGACCCTTCAAATCAGAACATTGAGAGAGAGCTTAAACGCTGGGTAAAATCAGGAGGTAAAGTCCTCAAGGGATTGGTCGAAAGAAGAGCAGAAGAATCAGAATTATACTTTGCCTAATATCCTATCGTATTTCATTAAGGAGTATTGGATGGTTGCTGCTGCTTTGGTGGTTGGAGTCATCATTGGAACTCGTGGATGCGGAGAGCCTGAGCCCGAAACTATCATTATTGAGAAGCTCGTTCCTACGGTAGAATACGTTGATAGATGGAAAACTGACTCTGTTAGATATGTCTCTAAGAGCATAATAGAAACTTTTGATACAATCCTATCAGAACAAATAGTTATGCGCTTAGACACGCTTATATTGATTGATACGGTTAAAATAGTAGAGGCATGGCTCTCTGAGAAGCTCAATTATGATACTATTGCCCAGTTTAAGCGTAGTTCAGTCCGAGTCAGCTGGAGCAATTATCAGAACCAATCTGAGAGGTTTCAGATATCTCTGAGCTCATCTCCTGAGAGGCTACGAATAGGACTATATGCTCGAGCTGGAGTTATAAGTGATTTTAAGAGCTCGACATCTCCCGTTATTGGAGGAGGGATTCTGTTCTCGCATAAAAGGTTTATGTTTGGAGTGGATTACGGATATAGTATTAACCATCAGATAAGTGGAATATTAGGATATAGGCTATGACATATCACGAGAATCAAGGAATACGAGAAGCAATTGATAGGTATCTCAAGAAGAATGCCTCTCGTCAGGCTAATCTTGGAGTAGAATCTACTACCGAAGAGAGAGCTCAGGCTGCTAAGGCATGGGAGAATGACCTCATGGAGATAGCAAAGCTGGATACTGAGTTCGCATATCAGGTTCATGCAGAGAATGACTGAGCAAAGACCGAGATTAAGCGGTAACCGTTTGGCAGCTTTCAATAATCTAACGGCTCAGGAGAGGCGCATCTTAGTTATCGGAGACCTCCACGAACCATTCTCTCTTGAGGGTTACTATCAGCATTGCGTTGATACGTATCAGAGATGGAATTGTAATCAGGTAGTAT